AATAACCACATCAGGGGCAGCCGTTATAAATTTAACAGGAGTATCATCAACTTCTTCTGTAGGCGCATTAAGTCCTGCAGATGTAATGGGATTAACAGGAATATCATCAACTTCTTCTACGGGATCAGTATCTATTAGACTTGATCCTATAGTCTCATTAGAAGGCGTATCAGCAACAGCTAATGTAGCTTTGTTTGGAACATCTTCAGGCTTTGGAATTCAAGCATATTCTGATGTTGACACAGGTTCAAATTCTTCGTATACAAGTGTTGCAACAGGATCAAATACAAGTTATACTGACGCTGCATAATAGGAGATAAAATATGGCATCAACATACACACCTTTAGGTGTAGAACTTCAAGCAACTGGCGAAAACGCTGGAACGTGGGGAACTAAAACTAATACCAATTTACAAATTTTTGAACAAATCGTTGGTGGATTTACCGCTCAATCAATAGCAGGTGGTGCACAAAATACAGATTTATCTGTATCAGATGGATCAACTGGAGCAACTTTATCTCACAGAATGATTGAGTTTACAGGTTCAATTACAGGAAACCAAGTTGTAAGAATACCAATCGATGTTCAAACTTTTTATTATTTAAGAAATTCAACTACTAACGGATCAGGTACTCCAACAGTCCAATTTAAATATATAACTGGTTCAGGAGACTCTTTTACTTTTGCAGGAACTAACAAAGGCGATGCTGTTGTATTTGCTACTGGGAATGATGGAACTAATCCAGACATTTATACTTTACCAGCTGGTGATGTAACACTTACAGGTACTCAAACTTTAACAAACAAAACTTTAACAGCACCTAAAATTGGAACTTCAATTTTAGATACTAACGGAGCTGAATTATTACTTTTAACAGCAACAAGTTCAGCTGTTAATGAAATTACATTAGCAAACGCTGCGACTGGAAATGGTCCTATTCTTTCAGCAACAGGTGAAACTAATGTTGATATAAATTTAAACCCTAAAGGAACAGGTGTTCTTAAATCAGGTGCAGCTGCAGTAAACATTGCAGGTAAAGAAACTATGTGGGTTCCAGCTTCAGCTATGTATGGAGCTACAACTAACCCAGCAGCAGCAGAACAAGTTGAAACAACAGCAACAAGACCTGATATGAAAGTATTAGATTTTGATGCAAGTACAGATGAGTTTGCACAATTTTCAGTGGCTTTTCCTAAATCATGGAACGAAGGCACAGTAACTTATCAAGTTTACTGGACACCAGCTTCTACTAATACAGGAGACTGTATTTTTGGATTACAAGGAGTTTCTTGTGGTGATAGTGATACTATTGATGTTGTTTACGGAACAGCGATAAATATTACAGATGCTGGTATAGGAACAGTAGAAGACCAACAAGTTTCGGCAGAAAGTTCTGCAGTTACAATTGCAGGATCACCTGCAGTAGATCAATTAACTTACTTTCAATTATTTAGAGATGCAAATGCAGGCGGAGATACTTTTAGTGCTGATGCAAGAGTATTAGGTATTAAATTATTCTTCACTACAGATGCGGCTAACGATGCATAAGGAGAATAAAATATGTTTGGATATCAAGTATTAGGTTTTGGAGCTGGATCAGGAGCTAACACATATAACGTTAGGTATTTAGTCATAGCTGCCGGCGGTGGCGGAGGCGGTGGACCCGGATCTCACGCTTCAGGCGGTGGCGGTGCAGGCGGATATCGTACAGTAGCTTGTAAATCTTTTGAAGTTGAAGCTTGTGAAGCTTACACTGTAACAGTTGGTGGTATAACTACAGCTATAGGAGTAGGTGCCAATAGTTCTTTTGGTTGTATAGCATCCTCAGGCGGAGGAATGGGTGGTAACCCACAAGGTACTAACACTCCACAAAACGGAGGATCAGGAGGAGGTTTTACTGGAACTGGAAACGCTGGAGGATTCTCTCCACCCGAAGGAAATAATTCATCTCCTTCAGGCGGTGGTGGCGGAGCTGGAGGCGCTGCGCCAGGAACTACTGGCGGAAACGGAGCTGTATCAAATATTGAAGGTTCTTGTACAACTTACGCTGGAGGCGGCGGAGGTGGTGCAACTGGTGCAAATGGTGGACCAGGAGGCGGCGGTCGATCTGTTCACAGTAGTAACCCAGCAATTAATGGTGCAAATGGTTTAGGTGCCGGCGGAGGAGGACATCAAGCTGCTCCAGGACCACACGGAGGTGGTAAAGGTGGATCAGGAAGAGTTGTTATTAGAAGACTTACAGCTTCCTCTTGCACAACTTCTGGATCAGTAACAACAAGTGGTGATGATACTATTCACACTTTTAACTCTTCAGGAACGTATACAGCATAATGTCAATTAAAAACTTTGCAAAATTAGATGATAACAATTTAGTTCTTACAGTGCTTGCTGTTGATGATGCAGATTGCAACAATGGAGATGAAGCAACTGGAATTACTTTTTTAACTAATTTAACAGGTTGGTCAAAATGGAAACTTGCAAACAATGAAAACAATGGAGACGGAGCTGCAATTGGTGGAACTTTTGATGAATCTGCTGAAATTTTTAAACCTAAACAACCAAATGAAAATTTTATTTGGAACTCTGACTATAATATATGGATAGGTCCAGATGACCAAGCGGCGGGTAAATTACCGGAATAAAAATTATTTTTAAGAAAGAAAATATGAAAGATACAGTTTTAGAAAAAAAGATAGCTTACACAGGCGAAGTTATTTTTCCTAATAAGAATAGATTTCCAAGAGAGTTTATAGCTGGTTCAGTATTAGAAAGTGTTTATTTAACTAATAAAAGAAGAAATAATAATCCAACAGATAGTAGATATGAAGACTATTCTATTAGTCACTCTATAGAAAAAACAGCTTTAAATACTTATTTCATTGATTATTTAGCTGCGTCGTATGAATACCATGTAACACCTATAGAAACGTGGGGTAATTATTTAATGCCTAATGAAAGAACACAGACAAGAAATAATTTTCAATATAAAGATTTAGACTTTATACCTTCTTGCCAAATGATTTATGGAGCATTAATTGAAAATAGTATTGATGTTGTTTTAGAAATATCTCCATACAAAAAAAATATTTTTAAATTAAAACATAATGATTATGTTATTTTTAATGCAGACATTAATTATCATATAGGTAAAAACAATTCACACAAACCAGCTGTATTATTAACCACTTTATATGCAGAAGCAAATAACATAGGACAATTCCTATAAGATGTATTACACATTTCCTTACTGGTATTGGAATAAAGGAGTTGATGATAAATGGATAGACAAAGTTCATAAACTAGCCAAGAAACAAAAATTAAGAGAAGCAAAAATAGGTGATAAACTAGAAGTAAATCCTAAGATTCGAGACACTAACATAACTTTTTTTAATGAAGATTGGATTCACAAAAAACTTCATTCTTTTTTAGTTAAGGCAAACGAAAAAGCAGGTTGGAATTTAGAGTGGTTTCGAACAGAAGAAGTACAATACACAGAATATCTTTTAAATCAATTTTATGATTTTCATGTAGACTGTCACGTTATTCCAACTCTAAAAAATAGACAAAGAAAATTATCTGTTGTTATTTCTTTGAATGATTCATCAGAATATACAGGCGGTGAATTTAAGATGATGCTAAGTCCACAAGAAATTAGAGAAGTGCCTGAGTTAAAGAAGAAAGGAACTGTTATTGTTTTTCCCTCTACTACGTGGCACAAAGTAGAACCTGTTACTAAAGGCAAAAGATATAGTTTAGTAGCATGGGCAGAGGGATTTGATTTTAGATAATGAAAATTATACCTAATTTTTTAGAGCCTAACATTTTTAAAAAAATTAAAGAGACTATTTTTTCTGACCAATTTCCTGTTTTCTATAGTGATCAAACAGGATCATTAAGTGATAATTCTGATTTTATGTTTACACATAAATTCTTTTCTGAAAACAATCAACAGAGTGGTTATTTCAGTAGTATTCTTATGCCTATACTAGGTAAATTAAATTTTAATTATTTGTTACGTGCTAAATTAAATTTTTATACAAGAAAAAATAAATTTGTTTATACAGAAATGCATAGAGACTTTGATGAACCCCATACAGTTGCTTTGTATTCATTAAATAAAAACAATGGCTTTACTTATTTTGAAGACACTAAAGAGAAAATACCATCAGTTAAAAATCAATTATTTTTATTTGATGGTCTTAGAAAACATTGTAGTGTATCACAAACAGACACTAAGATTAGAGCAAACATAAATATTAATTTAAGATAACATGGAATCGTTTATATACTCGGAACAAATATCAGAAACGATGTGCGATAAGTTAATAAAATTTTATAAAGACAATCCTAATAGATATCTCCCTGATGAATATTGTAAAGGAAAAACTTCTAGTGAAATTATCTTAACTAAAAAAGATAATATATACAAAGAGTATGACAAATATCTAGATAAAGTTTTAAAGAATTATTTAAAAATATATGAACATGCTGACAACACTGTTAGATTTAAAATATCTCCAAATATAAAAATTCAATATTATAAACCAGGTAATGGTTTCCCTGTTTATCATTTTGAAAATGATGGACAAGATGAATGTATAACAAGGCATTTAGTTTTTATGACTTATTTAAACACTGTGAAAAACGCAGGAACTGAATTTAAATATCAAAAACTTAAAACTAAAGCTGTAAAAGGAAAAACAGTTATTTGGCCTGCCGCATGGACACATACACACAAAGGTATTGTTAATAACAAGAAAGAAAAAATAATTATAACAGGATGGTTTAATTTTGTATAATACAATACAGGTATCTAATTTTTTTAATAAGCCACTAGAGCTTATTGAATATTCAAAAACTTTAAAATTTTATAAAAGTAATAAAACAAAGGATGATCAAAAATGGCCAGGTGTTAGAACAAAGTCTATACACTCACTTAACCCTGAATTATTTTCATTTGTTATTAATAAAGTTTTAGGTTATTATTATAGTATGAAAGAATTAGAAGGAGCCGATATATTAGCTAGAGTTTATTTTCATAAATCTGACAAAAAAACATCTGTTAATTTTACTAAAATTAATTCTATTCACAAAGATGAAAAAAATGTATTGGCTGGTTTAATTTATTTAAATAAAGGTAATGATATAAAAACAGGGACAACACTGTACGATAAAGACAATAACGAAACTGCTATTTTTTCTAATTGCTTTAATAATATGATCTGTTATGATGCACAAAAAAATCATGGTCCAACTTCGTTAGACTGTGCTAGATTAACTATCCCCTTTTTTATAGAAAGGATAACTAAAAAATGAGTGACTTATATAATTCAATTTTATTTCCAACACCTGTTTGGGATGTTTATGACCCATCATTTGTAAAACCATTAATTAAAGCTACTGATTCTTATATTAAAGATGCTAAAGTAAGAAACAAAAAATTTATTAAAACTAGAGATAAAAATTTAAAAACTAAACTAGAAGATTTAGGTTTGTCTCATCACTCTAGTAAACTATACAATGATCCAAGATTTGAAGGTTTTATAAATCTTATTAAGGCTACAAGTAATAATTTTTTAAAAGCACAAGGTTTTGATTTAAGTGCATACAAATTAAAATTAAATGAGTTATGGGTTCAAGAGTTTGGATCTAAAGGCGGACATCATTCTTCTCACGTGCATTATAATCAACATGTATCTGGATTTTATTTTTTAAAGTGCTCAGATAAAACATCTTACCCGATATTTCATGATCCAAGACCTGGTGCTCTTATAACTAAACTACCTTTAGAACAAAGCAAGGAAATAAAGATGGGGACTTCTTCTATTAATTTTAAAATTCAACCAGGGACTTTTATATTCTTTCCAGGTTATTTAATGCATGAATTTCCTTTTGATTTAGGAATAGATCCATTTAGATTTATTCATTTTAATATTCAAGCAGTGCATTCAGATATTACAAAATGAGTTGGCAATATGACTATTTGTATGTAGAGAATTATTATTCTGCAAAAGAAAGAAAAAAGATTTCAGAATATATTGAGAAAAACCATACAGCCATAGAAAAATTTGATGCGGTTGCTAAGGATGAAAACAATGTTTCTAAAAAGAAAACAAATACTTTGCTCATTGAATGGGAAAAAATTAAAAACATAATAGGTGGTTTAGAATCAAGCGTACACTCTTACAATGAGCATAACTTTGGATATCTTTTGTCTCCATTTAATGATTTAAGCAAATGTTTATTAAACGTATATGATAGTAAAAATAAAAGTGAATATGGTTGGCATCATGACGCCTCAAGATCTGATATTTTTGACATTAAGTTAACAGTTTTAGCTAATCTATCCGATAAGTATACTGGTGGAAAATTTTGTTTATTTAATGGTGAGGAACGTGTTGTAGAAGAATTTAAACCTGGCGCGTTATTGCTGTTTAGATCTTATATTAATCACAAAGTTACTCCTGTGTTAAGTGGTGTTAGAAAGACTCTAACTTTACTTGCTACAGGTCCTAAATTAAGATGAGTTTTAAAAAAAATAAATATCAAGTTGTAAAAAATGTTATCTCAAAAGAGGTGGCGGAACTTGCTTTTAATTATTTAAAAACAAGAGAAGCTGCGGAAAAAAAACTACACTATTATGGCATTACTACAAAATGGTTTGGTTTTTTTAATGATCCACAAGTTCCTAACTCTTATTCAATTTACGGAGATTATTTAATGGAAACTTTATTATTAAATACACTTCCATTTATTGAAAAGAAAGTGTCATTAAAATTAGTTCCAACTTATGCTTACACAAGACTCTACAAAAAAGGAAATGTATTACATCGACACAAAGATAGATTTAGCTGTGAGATATCTTCTACTATGAACCTTGGTGGTAATGATTGGCCAATTTATGTTAGCCCAAAAGAAAACATAGGTTTGCCAGAAGTTGATGGAGGTAAAAAAGGAATTACTATGGCTAGTGATGCAAAAGGCACCAAAGTAAATTTAAGACCTGGAGACATGTTATTGTATCGAGGAGTAGAATTAGAACATTGGAGAGAACCTTTTAAAGGTAGCTTATGTGGTCAAGTTTTTTTTCACTACAATGATAAGAATGGACCTTTTAAAACTAAAAACATATTTGATGGTAGATCTGTGTTAGGACTACCCGCAGATTATAAAAATGTAAAACTATGATAATTAATACAGATAAATATATACAGCTATATTCTAATTGTTTTGATAATGTTGTTTTAAAAGAAACAATTAAAGAATTACGATCTTTAAAAACTTGTGACAGGCAATCAGAATTAATTAGCAATACTCATTGGGAAACTCACAGTTGGTATAACCCTGAAAAAAAAGAAATAAAAAGCCGTAAAAACAAAGAATTAGAATCAACTAGTAAAAAAGTTAAACATCATGATGTTATTATGAAATCGTTGTTTAATCATATTCTTAAATATGTTCAAGGTTTAAATTATAAATGTTTTACAGGTTGGACAGGTTACACTCCAATATTATTTCATAGATATAAAAAAGGAACTAATATGGCTAAGCATATAGATCACATCACAAGTATTTTTGAAGATAGAAAAGGTGTGCCAATTTTAAGCGTGGTAGGACAATTGAACGACTCTTTTGAAGGAGGAGAATTTGTGGTATTAGATAAAACAATAAAGATGAAAGCAGGAGATTTATTAATCTTTCCTTCAAATTTTATATTTGAACATCAAGTAAAAACAATAACTAAAGGGACTCGCTTAAGTTTTATAAGCTGGGTTTATTAAATGAAGATAGCAGTTATAGGAACAGGCACAGTTGGAGTTATGTCAGTATTACATTTTTTAAAATACTTAAACAATTCTGAAGTAACTTGTATCTACAATCCTGATAAAAAAATTTTAGGTATAGGAGAGAGCAGTAATGTAAACCTTCCTCATTTGTTATGGGAAGCAGCTAACTATAATGTATCTATTGATTCTAAAGAATTAAGTTCAACTGTAAAACTAGGGGTTAAATATACAAACTGGAGAAAGAATGATTTTATTAGTCCTATTCTTCCAACTCATTATGCTATGCACTTTGATAATCTTGCCTTGTCAGAGAAAATGTTTAATAGAGCTAAAAAAATTTATGGAAAAAAATTTAAAATATTAAACAAAGATATAAAAGAAATAAAACAAGATGATAAAGAAGTAACAATAATATTTGATAAAAGTAAAAAAACATATGACTATGTAATTGATTGTCGAGGATACCCTGAAGATTATTCTAACTATCATATGATTACCTCACTTCCTATTAATAGAGCTTTTGTTAATCTTATTCCTAAACCTGGCGACTGGGAATATACTTATCACTACGCACATAAAAACGGTTGGATGTTTGGTATACCTTTAACTCACAGACAAGGATGGGGTTATTTATTTAATGATAAAATAACTTCTGAGCAAGAAGCTGTTACTGAGATAAATCAAATTTTTAAATCTAATAAAAAGAAAAAAGATTTAAGAGATCTAAAATTTAAACCTTACAGAGCAAAAACTTATTTACATAATAGAGTTATTAAAAATGGAAACAGAGCAATATTTTATGAACCTATGGAAGCGTTGTCGGGTGTATTCTATGACAATATTAATAGATGGTTCTTTGATTATATTCACGACGATATGGATCAAGAAACTTTAAATATACTTCTTGATGAGAGAGCAAAACAATATGAAAACTTTATAGCTTGGGTTTATAATCAAGGATCTATTCACAATACAAAGTTTTGGAAACATGCAAATAAAATTACTACAGATCATCTTACTAATAACCCTATATGGGAAGCAACAAAAAAACATTTAAATAAAACTCCATATAAAGACGACTTGTATAAAACATGGCCTTTTAGTAAAATATCATGGGACATATTATTAAAAGGATTTAATGCAAGTTTATAAAAATTTTATAGACCAAGTAAGGTTTGATGATTTAGCCGCCGTAATGTCATCACCTCAATTTGCATGGTACTATAATCCTGTAGTAGATAAAGAAGATTTAAATCCAAATGTTAAACAAAATTTTCAATTTACTCATACATTTTTTAATTTTAACAGAATACAATCTGAGTATTTTGATTTGCTAACACCTATCTTTATAAAGATAAAACCTGTTGCATTAGTAAGAGTTAAGGCTAACTTAGTTATTAATACCAATAAAATAGTTGAGCACGGTATGCATGTAGATTTTACAAACCCTAAAATTACAACAGGTATCGTTTATATAAATACTAATAACGGTTACACTAAATTTGAAAATGGTAAAAAAATTAAAAGCATTCAGAATCAATATGTAGAGTTTGATTCACAGCTTAAACACACAGGTACAAGTTGCACTAACGTAGATAAAAGAATTGTTATAAATTTTAATTATATTAAGTGACAATATTAGAAAAATTTTCTAAACATTTAACCGGAATAGAATATCCAAAAAAAAAAACTTCTTGGAATGTAGCAGGCATAATAAAAGGACAAAATGCTTTTTACAGATTTGACGTTAGGGATATGTTTACATTACCTGATAAAGGACCTGCTCAAAGTGGACGTCTGGATTCACAAGCTCAAAAAATGGTTTTTGAAGGTAAAAAAGAATGGCTTATTTTAGATCTTGAAGAGCTTCATGAACATATACGCAGAGAAAAGAAGACTGAAGTATACATAAACGATTTGATCTCAGATCTAGAATGGACTATATTTATTGCCAAAAACTGATATAGTGATATATTATGGCATTACAAAAACTAAATTTTTTACCTGGATTCAATAAACAACTGACACCTACTCAAGCTGAAGGCCAATGGGTTGATGGTGATAATGTTAGATTTAGATATAACACACCTGAAAAAATAGGTGGTTGGTCACAACTGGGAGCTAATGAAATGACAGGCTCTGCAAGAGCTATGCATCATATTGTTAATAGGTCAGGAATTAAATTTTCAATTATTGGAACTAATAGAATATTATACGCTTACTCAGGTGGTGTATTTTACGACATACATCCTATTAAATCTACAACAACACTTACAAGTGCGTTTAGTACAACAAATGGTTCAGCCACAGTAACTATAACTTTTGCTACCGGTCACAGTCTTTCCCCTGGAGATATAATTTTATTAGATAATTTTACAGCAATAACTGGATCTAATTATTCTGCATCAGACTTTGATGATAAAAAATTTATGGTAACTTCAACGCCAACCAATACAACGATAACTGTTACAATGCCTTCAAATGAAGGTGGCTCAGGTGCTACAACATCTGGAGGTATTAGAGTTCAAATTTATTATACTGTTGGACCTGCTGAACAGTTACCTGGATTTGGTTATGGACTTGGATCTTGGGGAGGTGAAGCAGCTAATCCCTTAACGACAACTTTAAATGGTGGAATAAATGCTTCCACAACAACTATAGTTTTAACAAGCGTTGTTAACTTTCCGTCAACAGGTACAAATTTTATTAGAATAGGAACAGAAGATATTTCTTACACAGGTATATCTACAAACACGTTAACAGGCGTGACGCGAGGAGCGAGAAGCACAACAGCTGCAATACACTCTAATGGTGCAACAATTACAAATACGTCTGATTTTGTTGCATGGGGTGAAACAGCATCCGGTGATTTAGTAATTGATCCTGGTATGTGGTCTATTGATAACTTTGGTGATAAAATTATTGCACTTATACATAATGCACAAGTTTTTGAATGGGACTCAAATCTATCAAATTCTACAGCAACAAGAGCAACAATTATATCTGGAGCACCTACGGCATCTAGAGATATGTTAGTATCTACACCAGATAGACACTTAGTATTTTATGGAACAGAAACAACAATTGGAGATCAAACAACACAAGATGATATGTTTATTAGGTTTTCTGATCAAGAAAATATTAATGATTATACACCTACAGCTGTTAATACCGCTGGTACACAGAGACTTGCAGATGGATCTAGAATTATAGGAGCTGTTAGAGGTAGAGATGCTATTTATGTTTGGACAGATACATCATTATTTACAATGCGTTTTATTGGTCCACCATTTACATTTGGTTTTGCACAAGTAGGTACAAACTGTGGATTGATTGGTATGAATGCAGCATTAGAAGTAGATGGTGCTGCGTATTGGTTATCAGATAATGGTTTTTTTAGGTACTCTGGTAATCTTGAGACTATGACATGTTTGGTAGAAGATTTTGTATTTGATGATATTAACACAACAGCTAATCAACTTGTAAATGCTGGTTTAAATAATTTGTTTGGTGAAATTACTTGGTTTTATTGTTCATCAGGATCTACAATTGTAGATAGGTCTGTAACTTATAACTATGCAGAGTCATCTCCACAAAGACCAATATGGACAACAGGTTCTTTAGCTAGAACAACTTGGGTTGATTCAGCTGTGTTTGGTTTACCTCATGCCACATCTTATAATGCATCAGGAACATCTTCTGATTGTGTTGGAAATACAGATGGTGCCACTACATACTATCAACATGAAACAGGAACTGATCAAGTAACCTCTTCAGCGACTACAACTATAGCTGCAAATATAGAATCTGGAGATTTTGATATTACCAGAGGCGAGGGCGGAGGAGCTGATCTTAGAGGAGACGGAGAATTTATTATGAAGATAAGAAGATTTATACCAGACTTTTTATCTCAAACAGGAAATACACAAGTAACATTACAATTAAGAGACTATTCAAATAGCTCACAAGCAAGTTCACCTCTTGGACCTTTTACAATAACATCATCAACAACTAAGATAGATACAAGAGCTAGAGGTAGATCTGTTGCTTTAAAGGTAGCAAACACGGGATCAGCTCAAGATTGGAAACTAGGAAGTTTTAGGTTAGATATACAACCAGACGGAAGAAGATAATGGCAAAAATAGTATTAGCATTTACACGACCTAGTAAAGATTATAATCAAAACGTAGCTGATGCATTGATTAGAGATCTTGACGGATTAGTACAAAAATTAAATTCTACTTTTCAACAAGATCTTAAAGAAGAAACACAAAGATTAACATGGTTTAGTATGGGAGGAAAAAGTGGCCAATAGATATAAGAACGCACAATTTGATTTAACTTCAACTGACAAGACTGACATTTATACTTGTCCATCTAACTCAAGAGCTATTGTACAAAATATACATACAGCTAATGTTGGTGGTAGTAATGTTGAAATAAAAGCTTTTATTTTTGATAACTCAGCATCAACTAGTTTTCAGTTTGCAGAGCACACTGTAAATACAGGTACTTCTAAATCAATAGCTGATGGTACAATTATATTAGAAGAAAGTGACAAACTACAACTGCAAGCAGCTACGGCTGATATCTTTGAAGGTACAGTTGCAATATTAGAATTTGATAGAACATAGGAGGAAAAATGACAGACAAGACAGTAAACTTAGATGGTAAAGAAATACCTTTAATAGAGCCAGCAGAAGTAATTACGACAATAAAAAACAAGAAAACAGGCGAAATATACAAGAACGAAGAAGAGTTAAAGGCAGCTAATGTAGCTTCAGAAGACGTACAAAGAGATGTATTAGTTAAGATGCCAAAGCTTGATTTGTTTAGTAAAACAAAGTAGAGTACGTATTCAGGTTTTCCCTGCTTACTAATTAATTAATTATGACAATATCTAGAGGACAGATGAACAGACAATTATACATGGGCGGCGGCATTATGAATGCTGTACCTAGAGAACAATATGGTTTTGGAAG